CCGCCTACGTCAGTGGCGGCAGTAGCAGGGATTTGAGCGCTTAGGGCGACATAATGGTCTGGGATTGCGACAACGCTTCGAGTAGTTTGATTGAAATCAGTTTTCTTAACTCGTACATTAGGCATAGCCTTTTCCTCCTATTATTTAAAGAATGTTGCTTGTTGCTGACCAGTAGCACTTTGTGATTGAGCTAATGATTCAGCGAGTTGCCTACCAAAGGCACCTACTTCACGGGGTTCCGGAACTCCTGCGCCTACGCGACCTGAGTTACCTGGGTTACCTGTTCCGGAAGCTCCTTTGTGAGAAGATTCAGGGTTAGGGTTTTCCTCGTCTTTAGGATTTTCTTTGAATAAGTATTTACGAGACTCGCGCAAAGACTTTAATTGATCTTCTAAACCTTTGACGTTACCTTTGTCGTCGACTGTGATATCGTCTAGGTTCATGAATCCAAGAATGTCTTGTGCAGGAGCAATGGAATCAGTAATCAAAGGATGTAGAGCTGAGATAACTGAAGCACTTTTAGCAATTTGAGTTTGAGCTTCTAATTGACCTTGTAGGTTTTGAATCGTAGCCTGCGCATCACTACCATCTTCGACCTGCTTGGACAATGTAGCCACTTCCTTCTTATAGCCTTCGATTGAATTGTTAGCTTGATCTCGTTGTTGAACAACTTCATCGAATCGTGCGTGAGGTACATAGTGTTGACCGTCACCGTCGATGAACAATTTTGCGTCCAATTCTTTTGCTTTAGACTTCACATGCTCTGTGACATTTTTGATTGTTGGTTCATCTAGACCTTTTAAAAGATCTTCTAATTGATAAGCCATTTGATATCCTCCTTGAGTTTACGCCCTCCGGCTGAATCTTCTGTTTCGATTTAATTGGAACAGTGAAACCAATTTCGAGTCATTAAGGCGACAAGGTTCCTTTTCAACTTATATTATAACACAATTCGATATCTTTTTACTACTTTTCGAAGGAGTTGAGCCTTAGACAAATTATAGACAAAAAGACTCGGTTATCACCGAGCCTAGTAGCTTTTAACAAAGTCGAGATCGCTGTATTTTTCGATTTTTCCTGAGGTTAAATCGTCGTACCAAGCGTCTAATACATCATTAGGTTCACCGTCTACCCAACCTCTCAACTCATCCGCGATTTCTTCTAATGAATTTTCATACCATACAGTCTGGTAGCACATTCCATTAGGATGGTCGAAAGGACATTCTTCGATAGGAAATACTTCGCCATCTAAATCTCGACAAGCCTGACAAGTTCGACCTGGAGCGTGAACTGAATGCCATTGAACTTTTCGAGCATAAGGATTCACTTTTCCCCACTGTCGAACTCCAGCAGTAGCTGAGTGGCTGATAGTAGTTCGAGCAAGTCGAAGAGCATTGTATTCGAGGTTTTCATATTTTCGAGCAGTTGTTCGACCTAGTTTCTCAGCAATTTGTTCGAAGTCCCACTCTTTTCGAGCTTTCGGGTCAATGTACTGTTCTAATAGCTTTGCCATGTCGACAGCTGACATTCCACTTGCCAGACCTTGAGTGACTATTTGTTGAACGTCATTTCCTGCGCGTGCAGCACTAGACCAAACACGTTTAGACAAGTTCTTCCCGTCTTTGTAGATTTCACCTTTAGTAACGGCCTCAGCAGCTTTACGGGAAAAGACCAATGACGCTGAACGAACTTCTTTTCCAAAGTCTTTAGCAGTAGCATTTCCATTTCCGCCTAAGATGTCTAATAGATGCAGAACTTGTCCGTCCACAGCATTCTCAGCAGCCTTTTGGGAGTAAGTATGCATCAACTGAACTAATACTTTATGAAGATCATAAGCGTAGTCTTTATAGATTCGTTTAGGTAAGTATCCATTTCGAGACTTCTTGAGTTTTTCAATTAAGTCGACCCCTGCGTCATTAAATGCTTTTAGTACAGCTTTCTCTTGTTCAAGAGTCAGCTTAATATTGGTCTCATGTATAGCTTTTTCCCAACTACTGAGATACCCATTCTTTTTCTTTTTGCTCAATGTTCAGCTCCTTTTTCAATTTAGCAGTAAGGCCTGAAATTTTATGCCCAGCGTTCTCGTCCTTCATTCGATAATCGTGGTAAAGGTTTTGGTTCATTGCTGCGCCTTTGGCTAATTCCTTTTTCATCTTCGAACGACATTCATTTCTAAATCGAATAAGTTTTTCGATTTCTTTATCTCCGACATAGGTAGTGAACCTATAATGGCACTTAGGACATTCGAAGAATCTCCACTCCACGCCTTTTTCGATATGTTTCGAAATAATCTGCTTAGACGATAGTTCGAACTTATGCTCACAGTGGTCACAGTTTACGTCAAAGACTGTTTTAGACTCCACCTTTGGCTTGTTGCTCTTGTTGTTCTGGCGTACTTGGTTCTTCAATTGTTTCTTCTTGTTCTTCATCTTTAGGTTCCTCTTGTCCGTTTAATTCTTCTGCTAATACAGGTAGCGCTCCTGCGGAAATTTCATCAAGTTGCGCAAGTTCCTGCAATACACGTTCCCATTCCTTGTCCGCTTTTTCCTTCTTACTGAACTCTTCAATGTAAGATTGGTGACTGCGTACATTAGTTTGAACTTCAGTGAGAGCAGTTTGTTTGGCTGCTTGTTCATCACTCGGTAATGGGTAATGGTGGTCAATAGTCAATGTCGTAAGGGTTTGATAACTTGATTGAATGTCTTGCGGTAATAGACCTAAATCTACTCCTACCTTACCTAGTATTTCTTCTAATAGGTTAATGAGCCATTGAATAGCGTCATCCCATTCTGCCCACTTGTCATCACACTTACTCATTAGGTCATAGAATAAGTATTGCATAGCAATTCCAGACGGCGCATCTTGTACCTTTTCAGGTAGTGGCTGGTCCATGAGTTCATACATGGCTTTTTTCGCTCCGTCTAAATAGTATTGAGCAGTAGGTAAGAAGTTGAAGTTTCCTGAAATAGTAGTGACTTGAGCCTGCTTCCCTCCAGTACCGCCAACGGATGATGTAGGGTCACTCTTAATGTCGACCAAAGCGTTCGGCGCAATCTTCATTCCTTGAATTGATTTCGAAGACCCATCAATGATGACAGGTTGTTCGAACATTTTGAACCTTAAAGAGTCCCTCATGTCGGAAATAGTTCGGTTCGTATTGTCCGCGATAGTGATTAAGTCTTTGACGTCACTTGTACCATATACGTCATTAGTAAGGGGTTCATTTAAAATGACTTTGCAAGGAATTTGACTAAGACCAGTTGGTGCCGACTCTTGTACTTTTAATGGAACTTGAACCTTATTACCTAAATTATCTTCAATTTCAATTAGTTTGGCGTCTTTTTCCTTGATTGTAGTTTGACCGTCTTCGGTCATGTAGATTTGGTTCGAAGTTCCGTCAGTCAAAGTGTAGGTGAGCCAGCATTGTTCTTCAACATTTTCAAGCGCGGTGGTAATCCCAGAGTTCGAACTTCCTGACTTCATTTCATAACGGTAGTGATGCCATAATTGCTTTTCAGTAGACATTCCTTTGGTACGCTCGTCCTGATACACAATGTCAACGGACAATAGACGTGAAGGATCTTTAGGGTCTACAATGTAAGAAAATTGCGGCATAGAGTAGAACTGAACATCAACAGGTTCTCCAGGGTTTGCTATAACAGATAGTAGCACTCGTTTTCCTACTGTTGCGTCTACCAATGCTCTTTTACACTTGCTCCAGAACTTTGCGTGAGCTAAAATATGGTCGAATAAGATGCGTTTGTTTTCCGCCTTATCGTCTTCTTTGTCCACAATAGGGTTGAAGATTAGTTCAGGCTCAGTTCCCATCATAAAGCGTGCTTGCTTTTTAATAAGGGAGCGAATGTAGTTTCGAATTTCACGTGTAGGTGTATAGTCCAATGAGTCTTCTTTGATCTTCCATGTTTGACCATAGTCAGCATTCAACTCCGTGACATCATATCCGTCGAAGTATTGATAATACTTTTCGACCTCTTGTAGTTCCTTTTTGAACTTCTGATTTTGCGCCAACGGACTGTCGAATGCCTGACTGACAAGTTCGTCGGTGTGGGAAATAGCTTTTGATTTTTTAGCCATGTAGTTTACCTCCTATAATGTATTATACACTATTTTGACTAATATTGTTTACCCTAATTATCGCGCACCTTTACCTGATAACACTTGTATTTCGAAACCAAAGTCGTCATTGATTATAGCGTCAGTCAAACAGGCGTAGCGGTTACGGTCCATACAGTGGTCGTATTCCTTGACAACTCTATCCTCCCCTAGCTGGCTTGCTTTACTGTCCCAGCTATAGGCGTAATATTCATCAATGTCGTGCGTGTTGCTAGGGTCGAGTGTGAATCTATTTTCAGTTAATAACTCAGCATGAAATGAGATACCTAAATTGACATCATTTCGAGCAGGCAGAATAGGAATGTTTTTCCTTACTATATAAGGATGCTTTTGAAGTTCTACAATCATAGCTGAGGCGGAAGGGTCGAGGATTATATATTCGATTTGCTTGCCCCGTATCATATCGACTAAATCATTTGCGTATTCTTTAGTAGTCTTTTGAAGTATTGATCCAAATTGAACATTCGAATTGACATCAGCCTCAGTAAGTTGTTCCTCAGCCTCACGCCCGGAGTGGTAGTAAGATTCAATTAGATGATAACTTTTTCGACGTTTCGAGAATCCATAAAGGCCAAAGGTTGTAGCATTGTAGATACCAAAGTCCCCAGCTACAAATAAACGGTCGAATTCTATATTGAGCTTTTTGACATGCTGCTCTTCATTGAACATTGAATAAACTAGACCATCTGCTGTTACCCAAAGGCCAAGAATAAATCGTTTCCTAAAGACTCCGGCATACATTTTCTCATAGCGCCTTTTAATGTCATCAGTGAGGCTAGGGTTGTCTTCCATTGTAAAGTGAAGATATAGAATACGCTTTTCGACCTGTTTGTCAATCCAGTTCTTTTTGAAGTAGTGATTAGGATTGGCCGGGTTACAAGAGAACCACATTTTCGAACCTGTTACGGAACAGCGCCCTGTCGCTTGGTTGACAAAGGATTCAGGCATCAGTGCCACCTCATCACAGAAGATACCTGCTAATGTTACCCCTTGGATAAGGTCTTGGCTCGACTCATCTTTTCCTCCAAATATATAGAAGTAGTTGAGAATTTCTTCGCCGTTTCTAAAGTGTCTAATAATAAGTAGATTTTCATTTCGAACATCTCGAATTTCGTACCCGCGACTTGTAAGCATTTGCTTTAGAGGCTGAATAACATTTCGTCGAGCTGAATGAATTGTCTTACCACAGATGGCAAAGTTTTGTCCATTGAACTCAGTCATCGCCCAAAGTGAAAAT